TAAATAAATTTCAGACATATTATATTTTTTATATTAGTTTATCACATCATTTTTCATTTGCTCACTCCAGCATCTTTCATCATCAATTGCGACTATCATTTCATTTAAATCATAAAAATTATTCAATATAATTTCACTTTCTTGAACAAAAGGAACTGGATGATTTGGATGACTACCACAATTATTATCAGACGCATGAGCATCTAAGTAAAAAAATGTTGATTTATTTAATTCTGGTACTTTTTTATTTAAAAAATCTAATGTGTCTAAATTTTCTATAATTACATTATCATTATTTTTAAATTTATCTTTTGAATATAAAAATAAACTTTCATATATTTCTGTAGATACAATTTCATTAAAATTAGTTAATGCCCAATCAACACCATCACCTTTACATGTGCCTGTTTCTATAAATATTTCAGGTAAATTAAAAAAATCTTTTAATCTTTTGCTCGATAACATACCAAGAATATATGCGGGATGTTGTCCTAAATTGTTTGTAAAATTCATATTTTTTTAATTTATATATTAAACAATATTGAGCCTATTTTATTTTTATGAGATAGTAATTTTTATATATAATAATATGGAATACGATAACAATTTGTTTATAGAGAAATCTAAATTATTACATGGCGGCAAATATGATTATTCTTTAGTTGATTATAAAAATTTAAGAACTAAAGTTAAAATTATATGTTCTGTTCATGGTGAATTTGAACAAACTCCTGATAAACATTTCATGAAACGAGGTTGTCCATGTTGCGTTGGTTCAACTAAATTAACATTATCTAATTTTATTGAAAGATCAAATGAAAAACATAATTTTTATTACGATTATAGTTTAGTTAATTATAAAAATGCTCACACAGAGATAAAAATATTATGTCCAGAACATGGTGAATTTGAACAATTTCCACAATCACATATTGATGTTGGGTGTGTTTTATGTAAACGAGAAGAAAATTTTATACAGAGTTCTAAAATAGTACATAATGATAAATATGATTATTCATTAGTTGATTATAAAGACAAATATACAAAAGTTAAAATAATTTGTCCTACTCATGGTGAATTTGAGCAGGAGCCAGTGTATCATATAAGAGGAAATAGTTGCAAAAAATGTTCTGACGATGTTAAAAGATTAGATACTGATATTTTTATTGAAAAAGCACAAAAGATACACGGCAATAAATATGATTATTCATTAGTTGATTATAAGGGTGCTTACGATAAAGTAAAAATTATTTGTTCAATTCATGATGAATTTGAACAAAAAGCTTGTGATCATATATATGGATATGGTTGTCCAAAATGTGGTGGTACTATGAAATCTACAACAGAAGATTTTATTTTGAAAGCAAAAAAAGTTCATAGAAATAAATATGATTATTCATTAGTTGATTATAATTTATGTACAGATAAAATTAAAATTATTTGTAAAAAACATGGTGAATTTGAGCAATTAGCGCATATACATCTTAGTGGTTGTGGCTGCCCAATTTGTAATCAAAGTAAAGGAGAAAATGCAATTATGAATTTTTTATCAGACAATAATATTAAATATATACCACAGAAAAAATTTGATAATTGTAAAAATATAAATGTTTTACCTTTTGATTTTTATTTAACGGATTATGATTTGTGTGTAGAATTTGATGGACTGCAACATTTTGAACCACGTGTTATATTTGGTGGTGAGATAGAATTTATAAAAAGAGTAAATAACGACAAAATCAAGACTGATTTTTGTAAAAATAATAATATTAAGTTATTAAGAATAAAATATAACGAAAATATTATAGAAAAATTAAAAAATAAATTAAATAATTATGTCAACTCCTTGCTATAAGGCTATGAAACAGCGTGGTACATCTTTCTACGCTTTTCCTTCTAGTTCTTCAGATATAAATTTAGCAAATTATAATGATTTTTATGATCTTAATTTTACTAAGTTTGCATTATTAAATATTCCTAGACAAGTGAATGGTCAACCTAATCCTATTGATGGAATTATGGATTTTTTACCAAAAAGTACTGATGGTAATGCTCCATTTTATTGTGATGATCCAAATTACACAACACCAACAAAATTATCAGATCAATTAGTGGAATCATTAAGAAATTATGTTGCTAATTATGATACTTCTTTGCATGAAAGTAGAATAAATGGGAATGCCGATTTTTATAATATTGGTGAGAGATATACTCCAACAGAAATGATATTTTTTAAATGGCTTAGAAAATTAAATTTAATAGATTTTGAACCTGCTGTTCATAAAGTTGATTGGGATAAAAATTTATCTGATTTTGATAATAAAAACAATTCAACAGTCACTAATACAGATTATTTTCGTAAATATTTATGGAAAGAAAGAGAAATTGTAGATTATAAGGTTGAGAGTGTTTATGAGGACTCTACATATACTGGACCAACAGATTCTTGGAATACCCCATTGCTTATAATAAATTCAATTGCGAAATTTAAGATTGGCGATAAAATTATTTTAAAAAGTAGTGATTCTAATGATAATGCTTTTATTTCTGAAACAACAATGGTTTTAGGACAAAGTTATACAATTGGAAATATTGAGTTTACTACTGGCTCCACAATGATATGGATTGATTTGAATTTTCAAGATCAAGGTGGTACATCTTTAATTGCAACATATGTAGATTTAGATTATAATAAATTGATTCAATATGTTGGTGAGATAAATCATATAACAAATATTCAAACTGCAACTAGAGTAGGACAGGAGGTTACTGCATATATTCCTCATCAAGCTGGTAAAACACCAACTATATTATTTGGAATTAGAGATAATACTAATTATTATCCAAATTTAGAGATTCCAATTCTTGCAGATGAAATACAAAGAGAAATTGTTGGTACAGAGAGTTTAAATTCACCAATGAGAACTGATCCTCAGAATTATCCAGGCTCATATTTTGGACAATTTGATACTGTAGATTATACTTATATGTGTTCTAATGGAGATAGTGTTAGATATCAAGGTGATTATTATGGTACTATGTTAACTGATAATACTGGATTAAATGCTGATAATTATGTTGAAAAATTAACAGATTTTAATTCTGATTCAATAGATGGAGTTTTTCTTGATGTTAATAAAAATCATTATTATAAAATGAATATCCCTGGTTTGGAAACTAAAAACTTTGATGAATTTAGTTCTCTTTCAATTGAAGGACAAGCACCAGCAGATTTTGATTTTAATGCAATTTTATGGTACTATGAATTAATAGAAGTCGATTCAAATAATAATGTAAATTCATATGTAAATTTATATGGTATAGAATTTTTAAATAATCCAGAAAATGATGATGACAGTTATTCTAATTTGATAACACCTTATCATAAATTGGTAACTAATGGCGTTCATGATGGATTATCTTATATGTTTAATTTAAATCTTCATTATAATATTGATAATGATGTTCAACCATTAACTTATGACCCAACTACAATTTATAATATGTTTGGTTTTGATATGTATAATGAGATGATGAAAAGATTTTATCAAGTAAATGAAAATTTTGTTAATATTATACAAGAATTTGTTAGAATCAATATGGATCTTCAAGATATGAAATCCTTAATATATTCTCAAACTGATATTGATGATTTAAAAAGTAGAATGTCAAATATGGAGGAGTTATTGAAATTATATGCAACTAATCAGTTCATTGACTCAGATTCTGCTAGAATTTCTGTTGATTATTCTGGAGTTTATCCTAAATTAAAATTTAATGTTATTGGTGTTGAGTATGATGATATTAAAAATCTTAGTTTAACTGATGTTTATAATTTCAATCAATCTAATACCGGCGCATCTTATACTGTTACTTTATCTTATTCTAGTAAAATGCTATTAAACCTGATAAATGATAATATTTCTAATAATAATTTTGGGCCAGTTGTTCTAACTTTCGATAATGATCTTAAGAATAAGCAAAGATTAGATATAGTAATTAAGCCACAATACGCACAATACGCACAAAACTTGACAGTTAATATGATGTTTACTAGTGGTGTAACAAAAATTGAAATGCCTATTTTTAGTATTAATTTGCCAAAAGATTTAATAACTTATAATATTTTAGTACCGGAATCATCTGTGTTTGATGATAGTTTTTATTTAAATGATAATATATATGTTAATTGTATTGGCATGAATACAGGATCGAGTTGGTGCTCAACCGGATATACTGAGTTGACATTAACAGAAGATATGTTTAAAACTGGAAATACTGTATATGTTCAAAATCTTTATTTGATTGATACTATTGGAAATACAGTAGATTGGAGTGGATCATATAATATAATTTGTAAATCTGGAAATACTATAAAAATAGATTTATCAATACACGATATTAGAGGGTATATTTTACGTGGTGTGCCTAGAGTTAGTTATTATAGGGGTTTACAAGTATCTATATTAAGAGTGAATGGATCTGATAATAGTAGTTTTAATCAGAGATATGATGTTACATATAAAATAATTTAATTTAATGGATATATTAGTAGGTGATTTAGTTAATAAAATTAAACAAGTATTTGATTCTACAAAAGTGCTTTCAGTTGAAAGTGTTTATGAAAAAATAGAAGGTACACAAGATTTAAGATTAATTATTTCTATGAATAAAATTTTGTATGATGATATTAATATTATTTATACAAAACTTATTTTTAATTGTGATAATACTAAATCTAAATTAACTAAGAGTAATTTTACGTATTTGTTTGATATTAATTGTGAGTATGTTAGAGTTGATTTTACGACGTTAGAAGATTTTTCAAATAAAATTACTAATGTTTTTAAGGAAAATAAATTTGGTGAAAATATTAAAATATTATCAAAATTTATTAAATCACCATCAACATTAATTAATGAATGGTTTCAAGAAAATAAAATTACAGACATTTCAGTTATAAATGTTAAAGAAGAAAAAATATCTATTATGCCTTGTAAATCATTATTTTTCAATTTTATAATTGACTTAAATAATAATAAAAATGTTAATTTGACAATTTCAAAAGAGGGTGAAAAAGAATATGTATTTAAATTTAAAATTTTTGATAATATATATGAAGATACACAAACTAATTTGAAAAACCTTATTGAAAGAATAGGCGATAATTTAAAAAATAAAATAAAAATTTAAAATGGCAAGATCCACAAAACTTAACAGAGTTTTTAATAGAATAGAGTTGAATTATACAAATTTAACAAATCAGATAAATAATTGGTTGAGTTCTGCATATGATAAATCTAGTATTCTTTTTAATTCAGCATCACCTTATGGCCAAATATTAGAAGTTGTTAAAGAATTCTTTCTTCAGAATATATTATATTTGAAAAATTTTGTTAAACAACTAGATATAGACCAAGCAAATACTATAAGAATGATTAGAAATATTGCTAGAATATCTGGGCATAATCCATCAAGATCAATTTCGGCCAGAGGTACTATTAAATTTAAGCTTAAACAAGGTATTAATATTCAATCAACTATTTCTGGCGAACAGGTTGTAATATATGATAATACATTACTTAAAAATAAAAGTAATGGACTTTATTATTCCTTAAAAACTGGCACATCTAAAAATGTATATCCTTTAACACCTGGTTGCCAATTTTTTGTCAATATAGTACAAGGCAAATACGATACACAAAATTTTACTGGTGATGGTACAATATCTCAATCTTTTCAGGTTACAGTTAGTAATAGTTCTACTATTGATAATTTTGATTTTCTTATTTATTTAAATGGAATAAATTTACAGATTAGGGATCATTTATACGATATGCTTGATAATGAATATGCTTGTTATACAAGAACTGGATTTAATGGTGGTTTAGATGTGTATTTTGGTAATGGAATTAACGGCTGTATTCCCCCTATTGGATCAACAATATCAGTTACATATTTATTGAATAATGGATTGCAAGGAAATATATTAAATAATAAAGTTAATGATTTTACTTTTGTTGATGATATGTATGATGATAATGGAAATATTATTCAAGCGAGTCAGATTTTTGATTTATTTATTGAAACTGACATAAAATTTGCTAGTGATGGTGAAAGTTTGGAATATACTAAATCAGTTATTCCTTATGTATCAAGAAATTTTGTTCTTGCGACTCCATCTCAATTTATTTATCATCTTAAAAAATTAAATATGTTTTCTAAAGTTAATGCTTTTAATAATTTAGATATGATTAAAATTGATATTAATAGTGACGGCACATTAGATAATATTAATATTAATGAAATGTATTTATATTTAATACCAAGAATTACAGATTATTTTTCAACTGATGTTAATTATTTTAATGTACCTTTAGATGCTTTTTATTTAGATGATACTGAGAAGAATAGAATATTAACTTATCTTAAAATGCAAGGTATAATTAGTATTACAAGTACAATAAAAGTTATAGATCCTTTGATAAAATATTTTGTTGTAAATATATTTGTTATAATTTATGATGATGTTTCAGAAGATAATATTAGATCACAAATTATTACAACTTTGTCTAATTATTTTTCAAGTTATGATAGATATGATAGAGTTATTAAATCAGACTTGATTACACAAATCAAAAATAGTGTAGATGGTATAGATTCAATTAATATAGAATTTGTTGGCAAAGATAATGAAGATTATCATAGAGATGGAGCTTTGCTATCATCAACACAAAAAAATGTAGTTCAAAATACTTATGTAGCATCATCATCGGCTGTTAATGTTTCAGCAAATAATTACACAAATATTGTAACCGCACAACAAAATCAACAGAATGCTGCAAATAGTTCAAATAATAGTTCATCTGTTCCTAATACATCAACAATTAATGCCGCATTAAGCACATCTTCTTCATTATCTGTTGGTAATAGTACAGTTGTGTCATATAATAGTACATCTCAATATGATGCTAGTGTATTAATTGGTATTGACCCTGTTTTAGGTGATATTGTTATTGGATCAAATGAATTAGTTATTTTAAGAGGTGGTTGGAGTAATAGAAATGGTGTTTTTTTTAGTGAAGATCCAAAAACAACAACTGGATTTAGCACAATTAATATTATTTGGAAAGGTGTAACTTCAAGTAAATAATTATTAAGGTAAAAATTCCTTAAATATTTCTTCTTTATTATCTAATACAAACGTATGTATATAATATGCTAATTTTTTATAGTTTTTATATTCATATATATCTTTAATGTTATAATCCTGTAAAAAGTTATCATCAGAAGATATTCGATAATTATTTTCTTTATCAAACCAATAAGATATTTCATATATTTTTTCTTTAACTTTCATAGATAATAAAACAGCAACTCCACCATTTATCTCTCCAATATAATCTATAACTGATATAAAATTAACCTCATTCATAGGGAAATGTATTTTTTTTATATATATAATAAAAATACGGTTTCCATGGCACTAAGAGATGTAAAAGATTTAGTTATAAGATATCCTGGGCATCCAAAATATGAACCAGATAGAATTATAGAAGATGATGAAATTGAAGTAATAGTACAAAAATTAGAAATGATATTATTTACCAATAAAGGTGAGGTACTAGGTAATCTTGATATTGGTGCTAATTTAGAGTATTATTTGTGGCAAACAAGAGTCACAACTGGCAATTTAAAAAATAAAGTAGAAGAACAAATTATAACTTATATTCCTGAACTGATAGCAATAGGATATACTTTTGATGTACAATTATTTGAAGGTACATTAAGAGATATATTATATTTAAATTTTGTGATAAAGGGATATAATATTGATTTTGTTTTTGAATAAATAAAAAATAATGAATTATGGCGGAAAAAGATGATAGTTTTATTTTAACAACAGATATAATAAAATATATTGAAGAGAAAGAGAACTTAGGAAGAATATTAAAAAGGCACGAAAAACTTTGGTTTTCAAATACAAGAGGTGTTCGTAAAGCAAATGTGACATTTGCTATGACAGATGATGAATTTGAAGAATATATTAAATGTAAAATTAATATTCATTATTTTGCTGAACATTATTGTCAAATTAAGAGAGAAGATGGTACAATTGGACCAATGACACTTAGGGATTACCAAAAAGATATTATAGATTTATATACAAAAAATCCTAGAAGTATATTGATGGCGAGCCGTCAGACGGGTAAGTGTAACTCCTTTATAACCAATGTGTTAGTTGTTTCGGAATCAGGACAAACAGTAAAAATTCCTATTGGCTTTCTTTATTATAATGAAGTTAAGAAGGAAAGAAAGTTAATGCTATTAGAAAATATAAAAGTATTTTTATATAAAATATTATATAAATTACAATAATTTTACCATTTTGACTAAATGCGACCAATAAATATTTATATATAGAATAAAAAAGATTATGGAAAATAAGGAAAATGATTTTATTACTTGCAAAATATGCGGATTTCAATCTCAAAGAATTTATGGTAGACACTTGAAATCACATGGTATAACGTCTGAGGATTATAAAAATATGTACCCAGGTGAACCTTTATATACTGAAACAGATAATAAGAAAACCTCAATAAATAGTGGAAAGCATATGAAAACCGAAAAATATAAAAAAATGTTTTCAGAAAAGATTATGGGAGAAAAAAATCCTAATCATAAATCAAAAACTACTTTAGAAAAAAGACAATCAGGATCTCCATTTTCAAATAATTTTAAAAATTATTATACTATTGAAGAAAAAAATAATTTTGTTAAAAGAGTGTGTGATAAAAAATCATATACAGTAAGATTAGATTATTGGATAAATAAAGGTTTCAATAAAGAAGATGCTAAAAAAAAATTAAAAGAAAGACAATTGACCTTTACTTTAGAAAAATGTATTGAAAAATATGGTGAAATTGAAGGTAAAAAAATTTATACTAAAAGACAAGAAAAATGGCAAAAATCTTTAACTGAAAATGGAAATTTAAAATATGGATATTCAAATGTTTCACAAATATTGTTTTATGAATTATTAAATTATTATGATTTAGTTAAAGATAAAGAATTCATATTTTTTGCTACTAAAAATAAAGAATATCGGTTAAATAAAAAAGAAGGCGGTGTTTGGCTATATGATTTTGTTGATTTAAAGAATAAAAAAATAATAGAATATAATGGTGATGAATATCATGCAAATCCAAATTTATATGAAACTTCTGATTGTCCTCATCCATTTAGAAAAAATATAACAGCACAAGAAATGTGGGATAAAGATGAAAGGAAAAAACAAGTTGCTGAAGAAAATGGTTTTGAAGTGTTGACTATATGGGATTCAGAATATAAAAACCGAAAAGATATGATTTTAGATAAGTGTAAAAAATATTTAAATTTATGATAAAAACTAAATCTATTTCAACAACTAATAAGACATATATTAATTATGTTAATAATCATAATCTATCTGATAGAATTAGTACTTTTTTGAAGATATATACTTTTGAAAGATTTAATAGAAATGTCATATTAGAATCTTTTGATAAAAAATATGATGATACAGAGTGTGAAATTGAATTTTTTAAATTTGATTCAAGTTATTCAAATTATGATAAATCTGGATATAAAATATGGTTTAAAACTGAATCTGGTAATAAATATAGAATTGATTTAGCTCCGTTGAAAAATTTTAATTCAAAAATAAATAGTGAGTTTGTTTGGAATATATCATTTACATTAGATAAATATGATGTTGATGATTTTGAATATGATGATTTAACAGCATTAAATGAAGAAAAAGAAGTTTTAGTTAGAATTGGTAATATTTTAGATAATATTAATATTCCAAAATATTTTATAATTGGTGATACTGTGTTACAGAAAAAAATTAGAATATATAAACATATATTATCTATAGTTTTTCCTAATTATAATATAGATATGAATTATTGCGAAGGATTGCTGAATAATAAAGGTTTGTATATTTGGAAATAAAATAAAGAAAATTAAATGCTAAAAAATATAATAAAAAATGTAATATATTTTATAATTCAATTGATAGAAAGATATGAATTTAGAAATTTCAATCCTAATGAGGATGATATACTAAAGAAATTCGTTAATACTATTTTTTTAGATCAAGAATTATTAGTTGAAACCGATTATGGAATGGTTCCTGTAACAGAAATAAATATAACACAACCATTTCAAAGATATAGATTAAAACTAGAAAATAATTTATGGTTAGAAGGTGCAGATACACACATTGTTTTTTGTAAAGATTATGAGCCTAAAATGCTTATAACTTTAACTACAGATGATTATGTTTTAACTAAGCAAGGCTTAAGTAGAGTTGTGTCTATTAAAAAAATGTATGGTAAAGTGAGTATGTTTGATTTATCAATTGATACTCCTGAAATGAGTTATTATACTAATGATATATTATCACATAATACAGTATCTGCTGCTATTGTTTTATTGCATTTTGTATTGTTTAATGATGATAAAGGATGTATGATTGTTGCAAATAAAGGTAAAACTGTAAAAGAAATCATTAGAAAAATTAAAGATATTTATAAATTATTGCCATTCTTTCTGAAGAAAGGCGTTACAAACTGGAATGAAACACAAATTGCATTTGAAAATAATTCCCGTATTCAAACAGAAAATAGAACAAAGGAGCCATCAATTGGATTTACTATTGACCTTTTGTATCTTGATGAGTTTGCTCATATTCCAGATAATTTTATTAGAGATTATTATGGAGCTATTATTCCAGTAGTATCTTCTGTTGAAAATTCTAGGATTATAATAACTTCTACACCTTGTGGATATAATATGTTTTGGGAATTGATAACTGCTGCTGAATTGCCTGATGAAGATCCAAATAAGAACCCATATAAGGCAATGAGGGTGTATTGGAATCAAGTACCTGGACGTGAAGATACTAAAATTAAAATAATGGATTTTAAATTAAAAAAGTATGGTCTTTCTAAATCTATAGTGTTAAGAGAAATTAGAGAAAATTATGATATTAAATTATATAAGAAAACTGTTGGTGATGATATTATAGATTGTGTTAAATATGAAATTGAAGATGAAAAAACTTATATAGATAATATTAGAAAAATTCGTATAAATGGAATACCATTACCTGAATTGGCCGTTGTTTCTAATTGGCAAGAAGAAGAAACAAAACTTATTGGTTCAGCAGAAAAATTTGATCAAGAATATGGATTACATTTTGTTACTGGCGATAGAATTCTTTTTAATAAAGAAACTATTGATTTATTAAAAAGTAAGCAGTTACCATTTGATTATATTGAATTTCCGCAATTTAATAGATTAAATATTCCTTATGAATCGTTGAAATTTGTTAGAGACCCAAATCTTTTCAATATACAAAAAGTTAAAGATTATTATATTTTGATTTCTGTGGATTTATCAGAAGGACTTGCCAAGGATTATTCGGTTTTAAACATATTTAAGCTCACCCTGCGTGATAAATCTGAGATTGAAAAGCACAAGTATGAAAGTCTTTATGAGTTGTTCAAAATTGAGCAAATTGGTTTGTATAGAAATAATCTTTATTCTATTCGTGAGGTTGCTCATATTTTTTATTTAATCGCATTTGAATTGTTTGATTCAGAAAAAGTAAAAGTTGTTTTAGAGAATAATACTTATGGTTCAGAGTTTTTAACACATTTACCTAATGTTTTTGATGGTGATAATCAATATTCTAATTCAATATTTTTAAGATATAAACAAAATAGGGAAGATATTGTAACTAAAATAGGTTTAAGGTTGACAAAAGATAAACATTTAATTATAGATAAAGAATTTCAACAATCAATTAGAAATAGAAGAATGATATTGCATAGTGAAGTTAATATAAATGAAATTACAACATTTAGTAAGCACGAAACTACTTCTGGAAATGTAACTTATCGCGCAGAAAGTGGGCACGATGATGTTGTTATGTCAACTATAACGTTATCAACAGCATTTGATAATATTGGTTATAAGAACCTTGTGGATATGCTTGTTAATTGTAATTTGTCTGGTGATGTTTTAAGATTTGTAGAAAGTATAACTAGTAAATCAAATAATACTGAAGGAGTTGCCGGTGCTTATAGTAGAGTATATAGAAATAGACCGTCAATGAATAATAATAATAATAGATATCCAAGTAGGTAAAA